TTTCCCACTGGCAAACGGTTTGCCCATTAGACATTCCTGCCAATGTAGCCGTTCATTGGGACAAATCGGACAGAGGCTTTTTCACGATCCTCACCCGCTGCGAGATCCCACTGAAGTTCATATTCCTGCTTGAGCATCCCTAAACGCTCTGCGGCTTCCGGGCGCTTCATGGCAACGTAGTACGCGAGTCCCGCTACAAGACAGGGCAGGAATCGTGCAGGAACATCGATGTTGTTCGTGCCGCCCGTGCCGACATCCTGAATACGACGCATCTTCCAGTAGACGAGCGTGTAGGTCTGGGTGTTGTCAGGGACAGGCCAGAGGTACACCACCGGGGCGGCTCTTTGTCGATCCACATAGATCTGCAAAGGCATCCCTTGGGTGAGTTTGTTGCTCAACTGGGCGTAGTCCGACACCGAGATGCGAGAGAGGGTGTAGTCAGTTTGGCCGGACGTGCTACCCGCATCGGTACGCAACTGGTGTTCCAGAAGGTCGATGGTGTCTGCTGGCATGGTGTAGGTGTAGGTTCCGGGAGTCAGTACCTGAGAACCTTGTTCCACCGTCCAGAGATTGATACCCCTGTTCTGCCATTCCAGCGCCATGAAGTTCATGGACCGACGAGCAGTCTGGAGATCATAGCCGGTACGCAACTCCATACCCGCCCGCTCGAAAGCCTCCTCAACGAGGTCTCGAAACTCCGGGTTAAAAGTTGATGTACCGCTCGTAGCCATTAGACCATCCGACCCTTGGTCTTGCCGCGAATCGCGCAGCCATCACGACCGCCACGTCCGGTGGAACCACCTTCTGCGTAAGTCATGCCGCCGCCCATCATCTTGCCCTTGCCATCAGCGGCAAAGAACGGGACTTTCTCTCCGCCCTTATCAACCATCTTCAGGCTACCGCCCTGTGCGTACATCGCACCGCCTTTCTTGTAGCGAGTCATACCGCCTCCCATCATTTCTTCACTGTCATCTTCCATGCGATCTTCCATGTCATCCATTTCTTCCATGTCTTTGCCACGGCGCTTTTTGCCCATGCCAATGGCAATGATCATCATCGGCTTTCCGTTTTTCATCCTCGTGTCCTCCCACGCATCGCGCATCCATCGATACCGCCGCCCATTGCCATCTTCTTTGGCTTGCTCATGCCCGCCTCAGAAAGGGCAATGGCGATAGCCTGCTTGCGGCTTTTCACCTTTGGCCCTTTTTTGCTACCCGAATGCAGAGTTCCTTCTTTGAACTCCCGCATCACCTTTCCTACCTTTCCCGGCTTTTCAATCTGCTGGGACATATTGGCGCGTGACATTGCCATCTCACTTACCTCGTTGTCTAAACGGTCTTACTTTTTGGGCGATGCCTTTCGGCTGCGCGACGAACTGCTTGCCTTGGGCTTTACCCTTACGTTTGGCGGCGGTGGTACGGGCATATTCCGAAGGCGAGAGAGCCTTGATCGCAGCCTCTGGAAGATATCTTTCACCCGTTTGACTAGAGGGTTTTCCACTTTTCGTTCTCCATTTTTGGTCCCCCCAAGCCTTGAGGGATTTTTGAGGGGCTTTCATGTGATGGGTCCACCCACCAGCCATGCATCACAGGTACGATCACCTGCACATTTGAAATGGAAGAGTTCGCAATACCCCAAATTGCTGGCTTTGATGACATCCATGGCACTATCCATGTGAGGCTCATCGCCTGCTTCCATGCCTTTCGCAATGCACTGAAGCATCTTCGGGGTCTTGATGAATGCCGCGCAGTTTCCGCAGCGAGCAGTCTTTGCTTCTTCCGGGGAGATCATCCAGAGTTTGGCTTTCTTTGCCCAGAACTTCTCTGAAGGCTCGTTTGGATTCAAAGGACCATAGCCATAGTCTTCGATGGCATGGTTACGATTCTTCAGATTGACATGGATGTCCAAGGTCGCGACAGGGCAAGCCTTGCCGTCCTTGTAGGATCGCTTGATGGCTGCGCCTATCGCATCCTTTTTGACCCGCATTGCCATATCAATCTCTGTAGCCGCCTCCGGCTTCTTTGTACTTCTTCGCCAGCAACTGGGCTTTTCTCGCGCTCCACTGACCTGCTTTGGTTCCGTGGGTCGAGGCTGACTTGATCTGGTTAAACAGGCGCTTCCGCAGTTCAGGTTTGGTGTAGTTACCCGCTGCGTTCACCTTGCTCTTTGCCTTTGCCATGTCAGCAGTTCCACGCACGAAGGGACAATGCTTTCCGTGTCGGTCTGCCTTTGTCATCCTTCATAGGACCGGGCATTCCGGACATGCGAGCGCAAAATGACTTACGTCTGGCTGCATCCTTCTTGGTTTTTGGATTCGGCGCAGGCGGCTTCAGCCCCGGCTTGCCGGGATTGGCACGGTTGTAAGAAGCCCTGCCTTTGGCATTTAAACCGCCAGCAGGGTCTTTACCTTCTTTCCTTTGCCATGCCGGGGTCTTTGGCATAGATCACCCGCAAATAACAGTGACTTTCGACACCTGATCCAAGGTCAACACGGCGATATCTCCACGACCTGAATTGCTCTTGGTTGTGAGAAATCCTTCCGGCGGAACCATGGCATCGTTAGCCGTTCCATCAGCCGGGGTGAAGATTTTCAGAATTACCGTGTTATTGGGCTGCGCGGTGAAGGTGATGCTGCCTGCCGTTCCGGCGGCAACATAAAGCACCTGCTTGATCCGCGTTCTGGGGAACGCCAGATCTCCGCCGTAACCAATCTTGATACCACCGGTCGAAGCCGCGCTGATGCTGATGCTATTGACTCGGGTGTAATAGTTGGTCGAATAGACCACCGTTGCACTCGGTCCCGTCACCGTTTCGGTCACGATCCCATCGTAGCCTTCAGCGCCTACCTTGACACCAGTGATGGTGAAGGTCTTGTTGGCATCTGCACCGCTAGAGGTGATTGAGACCTTATATCCGGTTCCGTACTGGCCGACATTATTCGCCAAAAGAGCGATATTTCCGGATGCTGCGATAGTCGCAGAGGTTCGGAAATAGTCATCGTCGCTGGTCGGATTTACCGCCCAGACATCGTACTGTGCCATAGAGAATCCTCCGCTTTAAAATTAAACGGTGACGCTCTTGTACAAGGCGATGTAAGCGGTGGTCGCGCCAACGAGAACCTGAATGTAGCCCGTCTGAGCGGACACCAAACCAGAAGCCGCATTCACTGCCACACCAATCTTGGTGGTGCCAACCGTGAGGCTGGTGCAAAGCAGGTTGGTCAGGGTCGCGGAGGCCGAACGGAGAACCGTTGCGGAGGCCACTTGCGCGTTGACGTTGCCAGATACCGCGCCGATGAAGCCATTATCGGACTGGACCGGGCCGGAGAAAGTAGTCTTAGCCATGTTTAAACCTCGTATGCGAGTCGTCCACCAGTCTGCATACTGTCAGCCGGGTCTGTCTGGTGGACTCGTTTTCCCGGTAATGCGATTAAACAACTCGCGAGTGTAGAGGTCAAGCGTATTTGAATGAATGTCCAGTTAGTTTACCTTTGGCAATGGGCTTTCCAGAAGCCAAGGCTCGACGAAGGGTCGGCATCTTGATTTGATAGTGTTCTAAAACGGCAGTGAGACTAGGGAAAGTCAGATTGTCTGGCATTGCCAGCACAGGCTTAGACATCTTGGCGCGAGATTCATCAGTGTGCTTCCGACCTAGCCAATGCTTGTGACTACGTCCGGCTTCAATGTTCGCCCTGATCTTCGCCCTTCCCTCTTCTGAGACCCTCCTTGGAGCCTTAGAAACACCCCTCTGCGTATCCCCTATCTTCCGACTAACCTCCTCGGAAAGGCTCTGTCCGTAACGATAATGGTCCTCCCCAGTAGGGATTTTACCTGCGATAGCAGCCCTGATCTTAGCCTTGGTCTCTTCAGAATGTCGCTTTCCAGTGCGGGGATGATTCCAAGGATCTGCCGCATAGAACTCCTTCAGGGTCTTGGAGATTTGGTCTCGCTGTTCAGAACTAACGGCTTTCCCAAAGTTAGGATGCTTCTCTCCATAAACCCCACGCCATGGGGCGCCAGATCTTTTACCTGCGTTGTAGCACTCTGGTTTCCCTACATATTCAGCAAGCCATTCATCCTCTACCGCCTGAAGATCTTGATCAATGACCACCTCAAGAATTTCAAACTTGAAACAGTCTTCGCCATATTTATTCCATGCCGATTGAAGATGGGCGCAGTGATGCTTATTGGAACGAAGTTTTTTCCTGTGAGTGCGAAATCTTTCTCGCACATTGTTTGTACTCCCCACATAAAACTTTTCGTTGACCACGTTTCTGATTCTGTAGATCACGGACTGTCTCATCACCATCTCCGGTATAAATCTATTGAAATGGTAAACTACATGCCGTGTGCAATTTAATCAACAGAAAAAGAAAAGCCCCCTTTCGGGGGCTTCTCTAATCAACGTAAGTAGTTGATTTTTATGGTGTTTTATCAGGTAGAACCCGGTGAGCCATAAATACCCAACGGATCAGACACCCCGAATGAATACCGCTCTCGCGCTTTATATCGCACGTTGCCGGTATCAAAGTCACCATCCATGCCGGTCGAGAGCGGCGTACGCACGAAGTGCTTCATGCCGTTCGGAACGTCAGTGATGAGGAAGAAGGCGTTCGTGTCGGTCAAGTAATGGTTGACCGCATAGCCTTCCGGGATCGCGCCCATGTTACGGATCGCGTTGATGTCGTTATCGGCAGTCGCCGTGCGGAGAGTGGTCTCCATGAGGCGCTCGGCAACGAACATCAACTGCGACGGAACAATGAGACGGCGCGGACGGGCGGCGATCAAGAGACCGCGCTCGTCCACGAAGTTCGCAATCGAGATGATTGCATCTTCGAGCGACGTTTCATTGAGGTCCGCACCCACGGTCGGACGGTTGGCATTGGTGCCACCGTTGACGAGCGGGTGAGCCGTGCTGAAGAGCGTCACGCCGTCACCAGACTGGAACGTCGTGAAGCCGTTGTTCAGCAGAGCAGCAGCCTTAACCTGCTTCGTGTTCGCCATACCACGGGCGAGAGCCTTGGTGTAACGAGCAGAGAGTTGGTCATAGAGGTTGTCCTCCATGGCTTCCTCAGTGATCGAGAAACCCATCGCAATCGTTTCGTGGTTGTAGCGAGCAGTCCAAGCCTCCTGCGCGTTGTCATAGGCAATGGCCTGACCTTCCGGCTTAACCGGGGCCGTGCCGAAGCCCGACAACTTGACTTCCTCTTCGAAAGCCTTTTCGGAGTTCTCGGTTTCATAGATGAGCGTATGCTCATCCTCATACTTGGCATACTCCAAGCCGAAAAGGGCATTAAGCCCCGGCAGGAGTTCCTTCAACATTTGTGCGCGTGAAATAGCCATTTTCTAGAACTCCTTAGGCTGTGACGCTACTGTAGTAACCGTGGGTCAGAACGTTCAGTTTGACCAACAGTTCACGGTAGACGGTAAACACGATGCTCGACGCAGCCGGAATGTCCGTGACGCCACCCGGCACGTCAATGGCAGCATTGATCGTGACAGAGGTATCGCCAGCGGCGGCAGCAGCCGTCACAAACGAACCCGTCTCAATCAACTGACCATTGGCAGCGTAGTAGGCCACACTCGTTCCAACCGGAATCGCCGCCGGAAGACCCGAACCCGTGAGGGTAATCGTGGTGCTGGAGGACGAACCCGTCGCGGCGTAAGAGACCGAAGTCTCCGGAACCACACCGACACAACGCAGCGGGAGGATCGAAGTAGCCGGGGTCGCAGTTGGCGCGAGGATCGCGTTCTTGCTGTTACCGGTGTTCGCATTACCCGCATTGTTGATGGCAGAGAGATTCGTGCCGATCATCGCGTAAGCGCCCGAAGCCATCGTGGTGCCTGACGAGCAGACCGCAGCCTTGAAGACAGCGTCCGGATCATCAACCACATAGGCAACCGCATCACCGGCCAAAGTCGAAGCGGGCCAGTACTGGCTGAAACGCTTGTCCTTCGTGACCGGATCAGTGTAGGAGCAACCAAAGAAAACGCCCGTCACCGCATTCGAGTTGGTGGCAGCACCAATCGACACACGGGTGAGCGAACCTCGCACGACCTTGACGAAGTCACCGTAGAAGATGTTCGTCGCGTAGCCGTACTGAATCGGGTACATACGGGTGGAACCCGCATAGACCTGACCGCCGATGAGGTTAATCGGCAGGAACCCATAAGGGGCTGTTACATCAGTTCCTGAAGCCATTTGAAATTACCTCGAATAGTGGAAAGAAAAGGATTTACCCTCGTCCGAAAGTGGTGCGCGTGGATCGCTCGGGATTAAGGAGCGGCATACGCGGATCATTTTCCCGCAGATAACTGCGGTCCACACCGTCGATCTGTCGATCTGAAAGTTCTTGGAAGTACTTCTGGCGTTGCAACATCTTCTCTTGCGGGGCTTTGCAAAGCAGCAAACCACCGACTTCGACGTTTCCTTTGAACTGAGAATTGATGTCAGAGAGGATCTTCAACTCAGGATGATCTTCTGCCTTGACAGGTTCCCAGCCTTCACGGAACTGGCGAGAGACGTTGGTATTATCCGAACGTCCCAAAGAAGAAGTACGAATCCAGCGGAACACCCAGCCATCTTTCGGCTCGGGGACCGGCAGTGCGGATTGCGGCAACCACGAGTCACTAGGACGCGATTCGGCTGCACGGTCAATACGAATTTTGCGCTCTTCAGCCATTGTAACTCTCCTTGATGAGTTGTTTGGCGTACTGCTCGGGGGTGAGGCCAAGTCTCTTTGCGACGGAAACTTGTGTAGCAGTCAACTGGATTTTGCGTGGCTTCGCGCCGTTGTTACGGCTTGCTGAGGCAACCACGGTGTTTGGGGTGCGTTGAGGGGCAACAGAGACTTGTACGTCATCTGCGTCCTTCTCAAAGTAATCTGGGAATCGTTGCCGCATGGCAGCATCGATCTTTTCGTAATACTCGTCCGTATCGGCTTTGATACCGTGTTCACGGATCAACGTCTCATGGACTCCGTATGCCAGCGCAGTCATCTCGCGGTTCCCCTGAGGACCGAACCAAGGATTTTTCTTGGTCCAATCCAGAGCCTTGCTGCTCGGTTGGGGCGGTTGATACTGCTGCACAGGAGGCTGATACGCCTGCTGTGCTGGCTGGGGCTTGGGTCGAGACTGAATGGCACGTTCGTGTCTTTCAGCCTCCCGAAACTCCGTCTGGGCATTGAGGAGTTTTTCCTGAGCGTCGATGATCTTCTGAGCATCACCGGCTTCGTAGGCGTCCTTGTAGAGGGCTTTGGCCTGTTCAAGGGCGATATTGGCACGGGCTTTGATCTGGCCGACGAGTGCGCCTTCCCCGCGTTGAAGCAATGACTCGTAGTATTGGTTTTTGTTTGCAAGTTGTTGAGCGAAGCGAATGGCTTCTTCGCGCATCTGCTCGGCGGCTTCTTTCTGCCGCTGGGCTTCGTGCTGCTCGTACTTGAGTTTGTTGATTCGCTTGCGGACTTTTTCACTGTAGTCCGACAGTTCTTCGTCGTTCTCTTCCTTCTCAGCCTGTTTAACCGGCTGCTTAGGAATGTCATCGACGATCTCAAGTTCCACCTCGGGTTCCGGGGCGGACTTGGCGGTTTCCTTTTCAGGGATTTGCAAGGGGGCGGAAACTCCGAAGAATTTCTCTTCCTTGGTCATTGCTTCGGTACTCATGCCTTCACCACTCCTCGCGGATCTTCGACCACGGCTTCGACCGAATCATCGTTGATGAGACGGAACTCTTTGCCATGAACCTTAAAGCGAGTGCCGGAGTAGGATCTCATCATGATCCAGTCTCCTTCTTTGCAATAAGGGCCAGAAGGGAAACGATCAGGGGATTTGTAAGCATCCGGTCCTGTCGCGAGGACAAAACCAACGATGCTCCCAATCTCCTCAGCCTCAAGTGTCTGAGAGGCTTTAATGATTCCACCTTCTGTCTTTTCTTCCGGGTTGGGGAGGGCGATGAGCAGTTTGTACCCAGTAGGTTTGGGTAGTTGACTTGCAGTCTTGCTGTCAGTTTCTGACATGTTTAAAGCACCTTTCGGCGGTTGCACCCCATGTGGGGCGGTTGCACTGTTTACACAGCGAAGTTGTTAAGCCGTTTAATCATCGTCAATTTGTTTCGTGAGGTCAAGCAGTTCTCGTTCGGCTCTCGCCAAACCCTCAAT